TGTGCATTGGGAAATGTTCCCTCTGCGTTCAGATGTATACAATAGATCTTCGGTACTTTCCCTCCTGTGGCCACAGGCTCCCTCCCTATTATATACATCTGAACGCATTGGGAAGATTTATTTGTTGAGCTGTATACAGCCATTTTGGTGAAAAAAAAAGGTGAACCAGCCCACTAAGAAGCCAGTTCACCAGAAAATTAGGTGACTAACGAAAGTTATCATATGGTGACCAATAAGTTATCTGGTCAGATCCAAGTATATATTTTTCAAAGGATACATTAGTACCCCTATATATACTTTTACCAGTAAACTTATACCACAGTTTAGCCATCCAAAGTGTAGGAAAAGCCCAAACTCGGTAGCCTTTAAGATGATACTTAAGTTTAATCCACAGCATACAAGGTGCATCTTCTGTATGTATACTCTCGTAAAAACTAGAGTAGTTAGATATTATGATACGCATAATAATATAATTTTGGTGACCTCTATGTATATACATAGAACGCACTAGGCTTAACACGGTTTAAAGTCCCCTAGTGGACTATATAGCTATCTTATCCGCCGCAAAATTTCTGATTTGGTAGTGTAGAAACAAATGAAAAAAAGTGTGGTTGTGTTACTACCATTCACACAACCACACATAAAAGATTGATAATCAACAAGATATCTTGATTATCATTAGGGAATTCTGGCTTTTGTTCTTGGGAACTTCAGGAAAACCGGATTACAACCTGATTGAGAGTCTACGCACTACGTAGCTCTTCTGCTAATCTGATGGCAGCTATCATACTACCCACCAGAATCACAGTTCCGCTTGCTGTAATAGCAAACATATTGTATATATAGTTCTTAAAAGAACATAATATAATGCAATAGTAAAGAGTTTAATCAGTATTCTAAACACATTGTCAGTCTATTAATAAAACTTACTAACCAAACCCTTTTACTACTGCATTAGCCAAAAAAAGGGGATATTATCCCCTTAACAATGTGGTTACTTCCAGTAGCCACCTTGTTCGGCATTCTCGGGTATTAACCCGTAGAAGCCGTCTTTGTCCGGATTTTCTGGAAACCGGACACCAGGAAGAACTTTGAAGTTCCCTTCAGAAGTTTCTTCCACAATGGATTCCATATTGGAAGCCCAGAAGGAAATTTTCTTTCCGTTGGCACATGTGGCACGGAAACCATAATTTCCTGATTTAGAGCGGTCACCCATTTGGAGGTCCGCGACAGTGAAGGTTAATCCGGATACGGATTCTTCTTCACGTTGTGCAACAAGTTTATTTAACGTTTGCATAGTTGTAAATGGGTTTTACAGGGGTAACCCCGGCCCAATTTACAGTCGGGGTAGTTTGTTGGGGCAAGTAACCACACTCTCTAATACAAAAAAGATATACATAAGTGATAGGGGGTCTATGTGTATATATAAATGACCCGGGGGTATTTATACACATGGAGGAATAGTATAGTGGGTTTTTAATATCTTTGTTTTATGAAAGAAACTATTGTATATACAGATTTAGAATGTCTTATTTCTTTGTATCTAAATGGAGATCTTCCTATAGAAGAAACTATATTTAAGTATTATGTACAGCCTGGTAGAGAGGCTTGGATGCATTTAGATGAGTTAAAGAAGCAAGTACAGCTTAGAAGTGTCTACCCACAATCTAGTAACCAAAGAGGTAAAAAGTGATAAAAAATACGTATATTGTATTATGAAGGTGGTGATTTCTATATGTAATGTTTTCTGTTTCTGGCAGCAGTCTGTCAGCCGGGAATATTATGTCTAGTTAATTTATAATTAGTATAGCCCGGTTGGAATAGTTCTAACCGGGTTTTTTATTTTATATGGGTGTAACTCAGTTGGTAGAGTGCTAGTCTCCAAAACTAGATGCCCAGGTTCGAAACCTGGCACCCGTGCTGTTAAGACACTATGGCCGAGTGATTAGGTGGCTGTTTGCAAAACAGTTTAGGACAGTTTGATTCTGTCTGGTGTCTCTATGGTTCTTAAGCTAATCTAAGTGAGACTGAAAATCTAGAGAGCTGGGAGCAAAGCCCAGAAGAACCACTAAATTCTTCTCCTTAGTATAACGGTAGTACAACAGATTTTGACTCTGTTAGTTTTGGTTCAATTCCAAAAGGAGAAACTAGCTTATACACATGTGTTAATAATTTATATATGTAGTTGCAGAAGTTAAAACTAAATTTGGAGGGTTTAAACTTATTTAGTATATTATTAATGTAGACCTTTTTAACTATGAGTATACATACATGTAACATCCATTGTAGAACAATTGACTTAGACCAAGCTGAACTTCTTGCTATGGAAGATAAAGGTAAATGGATGCCCTATATGTTCCTTCTAGATATAATTATTGGTTGTAAGCTTTCATCAGATGATGAAGATGATATTAGTTACGGCTGCACCACTATTTTTACTGAGCACGGGGATAGTTATGTTATAGATACCCCTTTTACACAATTTTCCAAAATTTTTAAAGAATACTACGAATCTTCCAACAGTCATTCTGATGGAAGTGGAAGTAGTGATTTTGAATTATAAACCAAATATACATTTTATGAGTGCAGAAGAACAAAAAGTGCCAACAAAGGAAGAAGTGGTTTCTTTCTTAAAAGAGCAAATTGAAGTGAAAAAAATTCAATTAGAGCTTCAGAAGCTTAATACAGAACTGGCTACAGCCCGAGCTGAGGAATACAGAGCTATGGCTTTTATTGCTCAAATGACAACTGATCCAGAAGAAAAAAAGCTTGATGAAGAGGATGAAGAACAGCCTCAATCAGGGCGTACATTGAAGAAAGTTAAATAGTGTATGAAAACAACAGTTCTTTATAAGCTACGTGATTATAAGGAAGTAATGCCCTTTGAAAAAGAGCATCCTCTAGAGTTAAGGTGGGACTTTAAATACAAGCTCTATATGTTAACACAGAATGACAAATGTCAGGGTGTGTGGTTAAAAGTAGGCAAAGAATTGGTAGCAGAAAGTATATTAACCTGGCAGAGTGATAATGTTGTTCATATAGACAGTTTTACTGTCCTACCTGCTTATAGAGGAAAAGGACTTGGTTATGAGATGATTACAACAGTGTTAGACTGGTGTAAAGAAATGAAGTTTGAACATTTAACCGGTGAAGCTAGAAAAGGTGCATCCTGGCACATCTTTGAAAATCTAGGAGCTTCCCCAGTTGTTTTACATAAAAACTGGAATGGTACAGGAGAAGATTATATGAGTTTTAAATTGTCTGTATAATGGCTTTATTTAATCAAGTGGAAAAGAGAATGAAACTTACCACTTGGCAATCTGTAAAATACCAACTACTTACACATTGCTATCTGTATAATATACAGGTGAGTGATGCTGATTTAGATTGTTTAACATTTCTAGCTCTTGAGGGTGAGCAGGAACTGACAAGCTTTTGTCTAAAAGCTTTTAATAAAAAAATATTTTCTAGTACACAGTCTGTTAGAAACTGTCTTACAAAATCAGAAAAGAAAAACCTTATTAAGAAGGAAGGAAAGAATAAAAAGAAAATATACATCCATCCTAATATTAAGGTGGTTGCACAAGGTAATATATTATTAGATTTTAAATTCTTGTCTGTTGCGACCAAAGAAAGCTAAACAGTTTATTCCTGAATTAGCATCTGAACTAAATCTACCTATTGAAATGGTAGAAGAAGTAATTTCTTATTACTGGAGAGAGGTGAGAAAAAGTTTAAGTAGATTGAAACACACTAGAGTGCATTTAACCAATCTAGGTGACTTCACTATAAAACACTGGAAGTTAAGTGACAAGATTGAGATGTTAGAAAAGTTTGAGGAAAAAAACCGGCTGAAGGGTATGCAACAAATAACAGCTCGTTATAAAACAGCAGAAACTCTTTACGATCTTAGAAATATGAAAACTATGTTGGAAGAAGAACAGCAAAGAGCTGATTTTGTAAAAATGCATAAACGTACATCATATGAGTCTACGAGAAAACATAATCAGAATTTGGAAAGCTAAAGGTCAGATACTTGAGGGAGTGACAAATAGCATATTTAAACGTGAAGATGTTGAACATATTGCTGAAGAAAGAATGAATATTTGTCTTCTTTGTGATCTTTATACGGAAAATGATGATGGTTGTTTAGTTCCTGGAACCACTCCTTGCTGTAATAAAAAAATAGGAGGATGCGGATGTTCACTAAAGTTCAAAATAAGATCTCTTAGTTCTGAATGTCCAATGGGATATTGGAAATCTGAGATGACACAAGAAGAAGAGGATTTATTAAATCAAAAGCTAGGTCTTTAATTAAATAGTATGTCAATAAAGTTTATTTCTGAAAACCATAAATATTATAGTGTAGAACCTGATGATATTTCTTGGCTGAGTGTCACATCTTTTATTTCTAATTTTAAACAACCATTTGACGCAGATGCTATTGCTTTAAAATCTTCTCGTAGTAAAAAAAGTAAGTGGTACGGACTTACACCAGAACAAATTAAAGAAGCCTGGAAAAATGAAGCTAACAGAGCCACATCATTAGGTACATGGTATCACAATTGCAGAGAAAGAGATATATGTGAGGTGAAAACTATGAATAGACATGGTATAGAAGTGCCTGTTGTAAGACCCATAGAAAAAGATGGCATTAAATATGCTCCTAATCAAAAACTCACTAATGGTATATACCCAGAACATCTTGTTTATTTAAAGTCAGCTGGTATATGTGGTCAGTCAGATTTAGTTGAGGTGATAAATGATGAAGTGTACATCACTGATTATAAAACAAACAAAGAAATTAAACTAGAGGGTTATACAAACTGGGAAGGTATTTCTCAAAAAATGGCACCTCCTCTTTCTCATTTAGATGATTGTCATTTAAATCATTATGCTTTACAACTTAGTTTGTATATGTTTATGATATTAAAACATAATCCACGTCTTAAGTTTGGTGGTCTCACTATACATCATATTTTGTTTGAAGAAGTCGACAAAGATAAATATGGCAATCCTATTACAGCTTTAGACAGTAATGGAGATCCTATTGTTAAAGATGTTGTACAATATGATCTTCCTTATTTAAAACAAGATGTAATTTCTCTTATACATTGGTTACAAGATAATAGACATAAATTAAAAAAAGTCTAATGATAGTTCAGACAATACACGAAATACTCAATCCATTTGATGTGTATGAAAAAAAGCACGGATATGGTGTAGCATTGTTTATGATTGCTGGAAGTATACATTCTAATCCACAGTTTATTGTAAAGTTTTATAAAACAGGCATACTTCGTACCGTGGACCAAAATGATTTAGTAGTTTATGGTAATCCTACAGCCGGAGAGAAGCTTAATCCCGAAGGTATTCAGGTTAGAAAACAAGACGTGGAGTGTCTTTAAAGAAAAACAAATGATTAAATTATTTGATATACAGAATAGTAAAGTGGTTCCTACAGAACATTGTTATTCTCTTAAATTTTTAAAAGACATAATGGATGCATATCCAGATGAGCATTTAAAAATATATGCTTATTTGTTTTATATGACATGTCCTAGTCCAGATTTAAATCCATTTTTTGATGTACCAGAAACAGAAAAAGAAGAACTCATTCTTCAAGAAGTTGATGCTGACTTTTCGCCTGAAGACGATCTTATTATTAATGGTATTAAAATGTGTAAGAAGCTCTACGAAACACCAACGTACAGAGCATATGCTGGTATTAAAAGCATGCTGGATCGTCTTGCTAAATATATGGAGACAACAGAAATTGAACACGGTAGAGACGGTAACATTACAGCACTCGTTAATGCCGCAGCAAAGTTTGAAGCAATCCGTCAGAGCTTTAAAGGCACATTACGTGATTTGGAAGAGGAACAACAGAGTAAAGTGAGAGGAGGACAACGTTTAAGTTATGATCAAGAATAACAATGTAAGGTGCTGGAATTTGGCAGACAGGCCCTCTTGTCTCGGGGGTGTGGGTTATCTAATAAAGATAGAATAATGGGTTGACCACAAGCATGCAATGTTCTAATCCTAAAGACCACGTGAAGGTTCAAATCCTTCCCTTACAGCTAAAATATTATTTATGAAAAAATGGAAAGATTCTAGCTTACTGTTTTTATTACAATTAATAAACTACACACTACTTGTTATTAATTATAGAGCAGTGGCTCATGCTAATTATTTTTGGAGTGGTATTACAGATTTTGCTATAGCTAGCTTTTCATTTTTTGTCATAAAAAAGATAGCAAAGAGTGATGACAGTGTGCATCTTTGGTTAGGTTACGCACTAGGTGGACTAGCCGGCTCTTTTGTAGGAATATGGGTTTCTTTACTTATACATGGACACTAATAATATGTTTATTGAAGTGCCTACATATGAAAACGGTCAATGGACCACCACTTCTTTTTCTACAAGAAATGATTTTAAAAACTATTTAGTTTCTATATTTAAAGAACCTGGTAAATATCAATTTGACGAATCTTTTTTAATATTTAATGCTGAGGCACGTAAGTTTAGACAACAAGGATTTTATTGTTCTGCTCCTTTTAAATCAAAAGATTTTAAAGTTTATTGGGATGACCAAAAACTTAAATGCAGAAAAGGAATAATAGTTAAAAGTAATGGAAATTCTTGGTATTTAACAAGAGACTATTATATGTGGCTTAACTTTCTTCCTATATATGACAAGGAAGAAAAGAAGTTTGATTTTGCAAAGGTGAGAGATGCACAATATCATTTAGCTCTTTATGAAATTCTAGCAGAACTAAATTACAAGCATGCTATTATTTTAAAAAAACGTCAGATTGCTTCTTCTTATTTCCACATGGCAAAAATTATAAATACCTATTGGTTTGAAGAAGGTAGTATATGTAAAATTGGTGCATCTCTTAAAGACTACATAAATGAAAAAGGTTCTTGGAAGTTTTTAGAAGAATATAGAAATTTCTTAAATGAGCATACAGCTTGGTACAGACCTTCTGAACCTGATAAAGTGTTTGCTTGGCAACAACGTATTAAAGTGAGGATTAATGGAAGAGACACTTATAAAGGATTAAAATCCACTATAGCAGGTTATTCATTTGAGAAAGATCCTACAAATGGTGTTGGTGGACCAGTAACTTATTTCTTTCATGAAGAAGGAGGTATTGCTCCAAAAATGTATGACACATACGGATTTATTAAGCCAGCATTAAAATCAGGTGATATTATTACAGGACAGTTTATTGCTGCAGGTTCTGTGGGTGATCTTGATCAGTGTGAGCCCATGAAAGAATATGTTTTACATCCAGAAGAAAATGGATTTTTTGGTGTAGAATCTAATCTATTAGACAAAGATGGTGCAATAGGAATCACTGGTCTTTTTATACCTGAGCAGTGGAGCATGCCTCCTTACATAGACCAGTATGGTAATTCTTTAGTGGAGGAAGCACTAGAAGCTTTGGAACGTAGATTTGAAAAAGCCAAACGTGATTTAGCACCAGATGCATATCAGTTAGAACTTTCTCAAAGTCCAAGAAATATAGAAGAAGCTTTTGCTACACGTAAGGTGAGTGTATTTCCTCCTTATCTAGTTTCTAAACAAATGCAACGTATATCTGATAAAGAATACTCTGTAGAATATTTAGAACTTTCACGTGATGCAGAAGGTAAAATTATAGATAAGCCTTCTCGTAAAATTCCTATAATGGAATTTCCTATTTCTAAAAAACTAGAAAATAAAGAGGGTGTTATATGTATTTATGAACGTCCTGCAAAAGATGCTCCTTTTGGAATGTATTATGCTTCTGTGGATCCTGTAGGAGAAGGTAAAACAACAACATCAGATTCTTTGTGTGCTATGTATGTCTATAAGAATCCTGTAGAAGTAATTAAGGATGAAGGAGATGGTAAGGTGAAAAACTCCATAGAACGTGATAAGATAGTGGCTTCTTGGTGTGGACGTTTTGATGATATAAACAAAACACATGAACGTTTAGAACTTCTTATAGAATGGTATAACGCCTGGACGATAGTGGAAAACAACGTAGCTCTTTTTATACAATACATGATTTCTAAGAAAAAGCAGCGTTATCTAGTTCCTAAAGACATGATTTTATTCTTAAAAGACATTGGAGCTAATAGAAATGTATTCCAAGAGTATGGATGGAAGAACGTGGGTACACTTTTTAAAGGCACTATTCTATCTTACGGAATAGAATTTCTTAAAGAAGAACTAGATCATGAAACTAAACCAGATGGGGAAATAGTTAAAACTATATATGGAGTGGAACGTATTCCAGATATTATGCTTCTAAAAGAAATGCAAGCATACAGAGATGGTGTAAACGTTGACCGGCTTGTAGCTTTTTGTGCACTTGTAGCTTTTGCTAAGGTGCAGCAATCCAATAGAGGTTTGACTAAACGTATAGAGCATGGAGATAAAAAGTTGGATAACTCAAAAAAATTTAGTAAATTAAATTGGGGACCTTTTAGACATATTGGTTCTTCAGGGAGAAATTCTAACGGTATGAAAATAGCTCGTTCACCCTTTAAAAACTTAAAATAATGGAAAATCCACTATATAAAGAGAAAGTAGGTATTCTAAGTAGATTAATAAAAGAAAGCTCCCTTACACTAGAGGAAGCTTTATTGCTTTTAAAAGAAGAAGACCTGGAAGAAGAGAAAGAAGAAGCTGTTGCAGAATCTCCAATTAAACACGTTCCTGGTTGGCACAATTCGTATATTACTCCTAATCAATTAAT